CGGTGACATTGGGTGATTTGGCTTGTTGGCCTAGCCCAAAAAGATTGTAGGGTTGTGGCATTAGTTAAAATCCCCACGCATGACCATAAACTTGAACTTATCTACCAGTAAATTAAGTTCTGCGGTATCGCTGGTGGAGGATGCGAAATATATAGAGTCGCCTTCATGTCCAATGACAAGAACGTCAGAAAGTTTTCCTTTTGCGCCTTCCAAAACATTGTCAACATCAACATGCAGCTTTGTAAATGCGCCCAAGGGAAAAACATTATTTACGAGCTTCATTAGCTACCTTTATAGATATTAAACCGCCGACCGCCACCCATCAGCGCCACATCAAGTTGACTGGTGATAGCTCTGTTGTTAGTGCGCTTAATGCCAGCCTTAGCACTCATAGCAAGCCCTGCCACATCTTGACCGGCGCTTGTTTGATATTCTGGCGCAAGCTCGATTGCAAGCTGGTATTTCATTGCACGGGCATAGCCAGGGGGCAGGGAAAACGAAGCGGTTAAACTACTAAACTGCGCAAATGGCTTTCGGCTGTACAGCGTCAGTGTCGATGCTGCGATAGGCACAGGATAAAAGTTGAGCGTACCGAGCGGATAAGTCGCATCCAGGTACATATAATTCGGGTAGGCTTGCAATGACTTTAGGCGAATCACTGCCCAGTCATCAAATGCCATAGGTTGCACGGCGTAATCTGCACCACTGATGCTGATTGTGGCTGACTCTATGCTGATGGGCCTATCAGTGCTTAATTGCCCACCCTGGCCAATGGTATAAGCTGCCTGTCCTGGTGTCAGTGCGAACGATTCTTGGACGATGTGATGCAACATCATAGATTCGTTGCTCCAGCCATCTAGCATGAGGTTAAGAGCGTCCAGCGCATCATTGGCCTCTGCTGCTGTCAACACTACGTCGGGTGATGCAACTTGCAGCAATCTTAACGAGCTGTTGATGATATCAAGCGCGGTAGTCGTTGACATAAGACCTCAATAATTAGGTTAGCCGTCCTTGGCCGGGGATGATCTTTATGGACGAAGGTATGCGCCCAGCACAGCAACAGACCAGATGCCAGCAACAGGGGGGGCGATAGGGTTCATGGTGGTATTTTTCCAGGTAACCGACAGCGTACCGGCATTAACAGCCACGCTGATTAAAGCGAGGCCAGCCGGAATAACCACCGCATCCCGTGGGCTTAATGCAACACGCTTATCAGTCGCCACAATGCCAGAAACGGTCACGGTGTCGGTGAATGGCTGTGCTTCGCTGGTTTGAGTGGCGCCAGCAATGACAGTCCCGCCGTTAATCTGGTACGAGTTCGACGGTAAAATCGTCAAGGGTAATTCGTCGGTTAAATTTAACCAGTTATTTGAAGAAGGCATTTATTAGCTCCGAAGGTAAAGAGGGCGGCTGTATTTCAAGCCGCCGCGTGTTGTTTAGCCGCCTAAACGGACAGCGAGTTCAGGGTAGATCGTCTTGACACCGAACAGGCACTCGATCCGGCAAGGGATAGAGTTACTGTTGATGTCGTACTGCCTGACGATACGCAATGAGATATTTTTATACACCTCACGCGCTGCGAAATGCACGCCCTGCGGAATCTCTTGGTCAACAGTAACCAGCGCAAACGCATCTTTAGCAAATGCCATGTTTTGTGATTGAGCCGCTGCACCAATAGCGCCGGTGTGAGTGGTAACGGCTGCCGTGCCTGCTGGAGTTCCGGCACAAGTGGCAAACTGACCAGATGGGATATAAGCCGGATAAACAGGGATAGAAACCGCCGCCGCACTTAAAGTGGTATCAGCCGTAACAACGAATTGCATCAAACGGCCAGTCGATACTCTTGACTGTGGATTGATAGCAAAAACGCCCGCCATGCTCAACACTGTACCGCGTGGCAATACTGCCGTACCGGTACAAGTGATGCTCAGTGATGTCGCACCGGATGCAGGAGCAGAAGCCAAAGCCGCAAACGTGCCAGAGGCCAGTGGGGTAAATTGACCGATATTAGCATCAACCGCCCAATCAAAACCCAGCGTGTTGGTTGCCAGTGCTGCGTCTTCAAAGATCGCACTCACTTTTTGGCTTGGGTTAAACAGCGCCGTCATAGGTGAGATGATCGAAACCTGAGACATAGGGTCGATAATCATTGCTTTCTGGCTAGTCTGTACGCCCGACTCTTTCAGGATTGCGCCAGCGGTCAAGATTTGACCCTGAACGCCTGCCAAAGTCTGAGAGCCACCGTTCAAAACGCCTGACGTGCCGTAAGACGCTGCACTTGCGCCGTGGTTGACAATGCGGTGAACATCTTTGTACAAGTCAGAAATAGCCAGGTCGATTTTATTGGCGACGGTAGCCATTGCCGGTACGATAAAGCGCTCTGAGAAATCCTCGACGTTTAACGCTAAATCGGTAGTGCTGAAAGTGATGTCAACACCAGCCAAGCGGTTGATAGTGATCGGAACAAAAGCCTCGGTGCTGGACTCAAGCTGTAACGCTTCGCCTTCACGACCTAAATATCTTGGTGGCTTTCTGAGGTTGTAAGTTGCGCCAATCTTTGCGTTATCAACGCTGAATTTGCTCGAATAATCACGATTTACGCCTTTCGCAAGAACTAAATCGTTTTCCAGTACCAGCAACGCTTTTTTGTTGATGATGCTGGATGTAAGGGTGGTGTTAGCCATTTTTAAATCTCCGCGTATGCAGTCACATAGTTGTGTTGGGCAAAGCGCCCGTTAATCTATTTTTTGTTCGCCTTGGTCCATGCCGCGAACTCGTCCATAGTCATATCGTTTGGATCTTTATTCGCACTCGACGCGCCTCTTGAGCTGCCCAGCGGGGTTATTGGTTTTGGTGCTGCGCTGACCTTTTTATCGGTAGCGGTAGTTTGTTCAGTCAATCGCGCTTCAAGCCTGCCAATATAGCGGTTGGCCTGTGCGGGTGTCATTTCGCCGATTTTGTCGATTTCGTCGGGATTTTTGCCCAAAAAATAAATCAATTCGGCGGGGTTTTCGGAATCATTTACTAACTCCATAAAAGCTGGCACAGTTGCGAGATCGTGAGCGTTAAATTCATTCTTTGCGCTAGCGAAGTCGGGGTAAAGCTTTGCAGTTTCCGTCTCAAGTTGTGATGCGGCTTGCTGCTTCTGCTGGCCTTGTTTGGCTGCGTCCTGAGCCTTAAAACGTTGCTCAATCTGCCAATCCTGCCGGGCTTCCAGATAATCGGGATCGTAACGCCCAGCCGGGTATTTGTCGGGATCAGGTGCGCCATTGGGCAAGGCTTTGGGCTGTGGCGCTTGTGTCGCTCGCGCCCTTAATTCGTCCAGTTCATTGGCTAACTTATCGGCCCTGCGCCTCTCATCGTGCTTCTGCCGCGTTAGCTCGTCGATGCGCTTCTGTGCGCCCTTGGTTGCTGCGGGTTCGTCGATGGTTTCTACGTCATCAATATGATCGACGACAGCATTAATGACATCGGCGGGATCGACTGCGTCATAATTTACGCTTTCTGCTTCATTACTCATTTTTGAGTCACTCTTCTATTGCGCCGGATTGGGCGGTTGGTTGCGGCATTGCTGCCGGGTGTTGTGACTCAGCTTCGGGTTCGTTGCCCTCGGTTTCGCCGGTATTTGGTTGTTGCATGGTGTGGGCGAGATCAGCAACGGCCATCTGGTGAATCATTCCCATCTGTTCTGCGGCAATCTTGGCTTCTACTTCCATACGTTTTGTTTGCGCCTCAAAGCGCTTTATGTCGTTAGCTTCTTCGCGCTCTTTATCGCCTGCTTTAGCCGCCTGCAACTCCTCGCTCATGTGCTGCATTTGGTCGGCCATTTGATTCATCTGCTGCTCAATCTGCGGGTCTACTTGCTGGCCGCCTTCCTCGCCCTTGTCGGCCTGACCAATTTGAGGCGGTAGCATTATCTTCATGCGTTTAGCTATCTCATCAGCGCCGGGCCAGTCCATATTTTTGACAATCAAATCACCGGCAATCTGCAAAATAGCGGGATCGGCCTGGACAAATTGCATCATTGACTCCGCTGCTTCTTGACGCTTAGTCGCATAGCTTGGTCCGGTATCAACAACTACATCGTATTTACCAACACCCAAGTTATAGATGCTTTGTATCTCGCCGTTTTCGCCTTGCTGCTCTGTTTTTGCCTGTTGCTGCTGCGGATCAATCTTAATATTCTTAGGCTCGCCATCTTCGCCCAGTATTCGTGCGACGCGCTTGGTGTCGTAAATCTTGGGGATCATCTCGACAATAATTCGCCCTCCGTGTCTGATTGACCGGCTCAAGTTGTCGCTGAAATGGAAATTACCGATAGACGCTTGGCGCTGCTGAGACAGAATCGCCTTGCCTGACTGATCGCTTTCACGATTGCCCAGGCTTGCGTCAAAGATACCCATACACGACTTCATATCGTCAATGCTGCGATTCATCGATGCTTCAAGTCCTGGATTAGTTCCAGGTGGTAATTCGCGGCGAGGCGGCGGAACCTGCACGCCCATATTTGATACGGGGTTGTAGGGGAGGACCGATAAATTTATTTGATTAGCGGATTGCCATTGGCTCTCATAGCCGTCGATCTGCCCTTCTGCGACGATATATGGAGCGCGGGGAGCAAGTGCCAACAATTCAGTATTGGCTGACTGCATGTAGTTATAGAGTCGTGCGGGATCTTTAGCAAAGCGCGTCAATCCGTGTAAATGACGCTTACCTTCAACCCAAACTTCTGAGCCGTAAACGGGGATAATTGGGATAAATGTGGTGGGTAACTCAGTGCTGTCTAGCACCTTGTCCCCTGCAATTTTGTACCACCGACAGACTTTATCGTCTGATCGGCGCGTATTGATGATTAAATCGTGGTGCTCTTTCGGTATCTCGTCTTTCCACAAGATTGAGCCATCTTGTAGTTGCGCAAGCGTGCGCGGCTTGGACTCGATAACAAAATATTCAGCTATGCGTACTGATTCGCTATCTAGCCAGCCGTCACCGTCGCCAGTTCCGGAAGGCTCCCAGCCGATGAGGTCAACGCCGGGGTATTCGATCTTAAATTCATTGTGGGTTAGCGTCTCGATGATAAACGCAAATTTAGCATCTGAACCGTCCGGCTCGGTGCTGGCTGGATCGAAATAAACTTTTGTTGGGTCTGGAACGCGCTTTAAAGCGATGTCTTGATCGAATGATTCAGGGTCGCAATATTCTGTGATTATCCGAAAATATCCTAGCCCTGTGTCCACTTGCCATTCTGCCGCAGTGTCATAAGCTACGTCGGCGCGCGATTGATCTTGAATGTGCCGGATTAGTCCTTGCAATATCTCTGCTGTATCAACGTCAGCATCATCATCGACAGGGCGGCATTTTATTGACGGTCGATTCTGCCGAATCTCGTTAATGACTTGATTACGGAATTGAAATATTCTGTTAACAGTGAGCATGGGGCGCTCAGCGCCGGGACGCTCTCTGTCGCGCTTAACAGCCTCGGGCCATTGTTCGCCCAGGCGTACAAATTTGATGTCATCGAGACGCTCCAAACGCCCCTGGCTCTCGCTATCAACTGCGAGTGCAAAGCGGCGGTGCGCGTCATCAATTACCTGTTGATCGTTTTTAGACATATTACTCGCGAGGGCGGGTCACTGGGTCGGTTATTTACTACCGATATATTATAACATTGTTTCAGATTTGTTTCGCAATGCGTTTCAATTTTGTTTCATTGTGTCATAAATTAAATACCCGTCATTGAATGACAGCCATTTAATTTGTATGGTATTTACATCCAGCTCCCTGTTGATTGGTGTATTTGTGCGTTATTGCGCTTTGGCTTGGCTATAGGCCAGGCAAGTTTTAACGGTATAGTTTTGCCGCTTGATATAAATACCCCCTCCACTTCACATATCCTAGCCAATGAATCGAGCATGTCATCATGCAATGGCACCGGGAACGCGACAAATTCTTGCTCAATGAAATCGTTAATAAGTTCGCGCGCGTTGCCTTCATAGTCTGTTACAACATGATTTCTCGGCAAATACATCGTGCTATTTTCAAACAGTGGGACAAGTCGCTTGATGCGGTCAATTTTACTTGTTGCGCCTGCTACCTCGATTATCTCAAACCTATAGCGCTCTGCTGTCATGACTGTATTGATGTACTCAATGTCAGCCGCTACGCCATAGCGCTCGTAGCGTACTTCAATGGGTTTATATTTACGATGCAAGGCTATGAGTCGCGCCGCCCTCTCGGTTAAGTTGAGCCTATCCCTAACCTCTGGCACTGCGTAATAATTACCGTCTGAACTTAAACCAACAGCCCACATGCTTGTATAATCAGACCCTTTGCGTTTGGAACTTGCCGCATCAATCAGTAGATACCACACGCATTCGTTAGGCGGTAATCCGTCATAGTGCCGTAACCACTCGCGTTTAAATCCCTGCGATCCGTCAGCAACCGGATTTTGTAGCATCTGACAGCTAAATACGTAAGCCCCCATGTCGCGGCGTTTTGTAACAAGTTGCTCAGGCGTTAGAAAAACTGGATTACCCGTTGCGCTGCCGTCGTCAGTTGCGGCATGAATGCGCGGCTCTGCTGTGCCTCGCTCAATAATGATTTTGTATGTATCTGCAAAATGGTACCGCGTACCAATAAACCGTCGTCGGCCTCCGTGAGCGCCCAAATTATACGACAGCGCCAGTGAATCGGTGGTTTTTTCAATCATGTCGGGCGTGTTGACAGACTCTTTTGTCACAATGTCATCATAGACTAATAAGCTAAAATGCTTGCCGGTCGGCTGCCCATCGACTACTCCCCAGGCTTCTACAGTAGCCTCTTTTGGGTTGTCGGTGCGCTTGACTATTATGCCGTCATCTTCAGACCACTTAGCTGCTTGCTTAGATGGATTGTCATAAAGAATCTCAGGAAATAGTGCTTTAATATGGATGTTAAGCTCAAATTCGCGTTTAATTTGTCGCAAAAATGCTTTAGCAATAGGGCGTGTGTGGCTAAATATTCCTATTGTGATATTTGGGTTTTTTAGGATTTCTTGAATCGTTAGCGCAAAGGTGATTATGGTTGATTTGTAATGCTCACGGCTCCACAAGTCCAGCATGTCATCAGGCTGTGCTTGCACCTCACGGCATCTATCAAACAACCAATCTTTATTAGCATCAACCCTGCCCAAGCCATAGATAAGTAAATAAAACAGGTCGCCCCTGCACAGTTCACGAATGTACTCGGTGCGCTCCGCCTCTGCCAGCTCCCTAATTTTAGAGTTTAGCTCGGCATACCCAGACCTATTGGCTTCGAGCTTCATCTAGCTTTGATTGTATAGCATCAAGAAAAGCGATTGAGTGTGAAACGGTAGCATTGCTTTTGCTCTCTGTCTTAATTGGCGCATTAAACCCCTGCATCTCGTTAATGACCTTAACCGCGCTGATTTTACAGCCCTGATTGTCTGGCGCTCCAATAACTTCAATCATGGCCCTGATGCTATCCTCACGCGACCAAAGCCCCTTTCCGGCAAGCTCTTTGCGTAGCTCTGCCAATCTCCCCGTTACATCGCCGTCCTGCATTAATTTATAGGCGCTATTAGTGATTGTTTCCGGCTTCATTCTTCCGGTGCTGTACGCTGATTTATACGCATCAGATTGAGACGCGCCACCACTTACAGCCTGACAAAACGCCTCTTGTTTTGATGTCAACATATCCGCACCGTTAAATTTTGATACATCAATTATACCACTTATACAACATAAATACGTTATATGTTACCGCTGATGCTTAACCCTAACACCATCAACCATTGGTATCAGTGCGCTACAGTCTGCGCATTGATACACTCGTCGACTGTAGTACGACAGCCTGACTTTGTGCTGGCATGGCCTGTTAGCGCGATAGACTAGCGCCGAGTCAACGATAAGCGCGATAGCTATGATTATTACAATTAGCTCAATCATTGCGGAAACCCCGTTATAGCTAAAAAAGACATACATAGCATCAGTATTGCTGCCGCGAATATATAACAGTAAAATTTAATCATGCTCCTACAGCCCCTTGGTAGTGCGGAGGGTGATTAACCATGTCGTCAAAGTTTTCCATCATCTATCCCAAATATTTTAGAATTACGGCCTTGGCTTCATCTGCACCATTGCACACCTCAGCCTGATAGCCCTGACTGATAAATTTCGCC